CAATCTGCTCTTGGAAGATCAAGAAGCCAGCAGTGTCTTTGGTTATGTCCTTAAAGACTTGATGGGGGTATTCAACACTATCAGGGTCGCGACGGGCTTCCACATAACTCTTATCTACGCCCGCACTCAACGGCCCAGGTCGGTAGATGGAGGTGATAGCAGCCAAATCAACCAAGTTCGTCGGCATTACCCGTTGGCATAGTTTTTGCGCACCACTTTCGGTGAATTGAAAGATTCCAGCCCAACTTCCATCGTGAAAGATGTTTTCATAGACATCTTGATCGTTAAAGTCAATCACCTCCGGGTGGAGATTCTTATTATAAAACTCACGCACATCGTCAAATGTGGGATCTGCGATGCCTTCGTGGCGCTTCAAAATGTGACGGATTGCTCCCTCCATCATACGAAGTGATGCGAGGCCAAGAATGTCAAACTTAATAAAGCCCATTGGCTCCAAATGCCTGACGTTTTGACCCTCCGTCCAAGGAGTTTGCCTAACACCCTTGCTGTTAATGAGCGGCATACGGGTATCAAGATCCTCGCCAATCACCACCCCACCAGCGTGCCTAGAACAAGACCGAATCTGTCCGTAAAGAACATTAATGTGAGTCTTGACTTGCGGATACTTCCTGAGGAAGTCTTGAAGCGACTTACTATACAACATCACTTCTTCAAAAGTAGGCGTATAGACACCAGCCTTGATGCCGTGTGCCTTCTTGGCCTCCGGTGTTGCCTCATAGAGCATTCGGCCAGTTACGAAATTGACCTCCGTAAAGGGAATGTCGTAGAACTTTGAAATGTCCTTAATAAGGCTGCGAAGTTGAAGAGTATTCCAGTTAGAAATGGGAACAACAGTCGTGTCGCCCCACTCCTGAATCAGATCCTCCTTCAAAGACATCGGGTCGCTTACGTCGTAGTCAATATCCGGGTATCCCGCACCTTCTTCCGTCAGGAATCGCGAAAATTGAAGCTTATACTTCAAAGGATCAACTTGCGTAATCCCCATGACATACGAAATCAGCGAACCAGCAGCGCTTCCACGCCCAGCCCCAACAAGTTGGTCCTGAACGGCCCTATCAGCAATCGCCTTCATTGTTAGGAAATACTTGGAGAACCCACGCTTCTGGATTACCTTGATTTCGCCCTTCAAGCGATCAACATACTCCTTGTTGTCTTCCAGGCCATTGGCTTTCAGGCCATCAACACAATACTGGACAAGCGCTTGGTCAGCACTCACGCCATCCGGCACAACAAAGTCAGGAAGGCGAACCTCCGTGTCGGGGAAGAACGATTCCACCCGATCGTGGGCGATTTGGTGTGTGCGAACAATAGAATCCATCACCAAGTCATCGTTATAAGAGACATTCAACTCGCTGGCGAACCTCTTGTAGGACTCCCACATAGCATCGCCATTCTTTGGGTAGAGTTCGTAGTCCATGTCATCAAGAGACGCGGGGAGGTCAATGTCGAGCCACTCGGGCCGACGAGCCTTCCCAATCCAACCAAGCCGACGATAAAGTTCGCGGTCCTTGAACGTGTCTTGCGACGGGAAATGGCTATCGGCCGTCGAAATGAGATCGACGCCCATTTTTTGACACGTCTTAATGATGTATTGGTTTAGTTCGTGCTGCTCGGGGATGCGATTCCATTGAATCTCGCCGTACCAACGATCGCCGAAGACCTCCTGCATTTGCTGTGTGGTCTTATACATCGCTTGCATAACGGCATCGGGGCCGTCGTCGCGATTTCTCCAATAATCTTGAGCGTATACGCCGCCAAGACAGGCACTACTCGCAATGATGCCTTCACCATACTCTTTAAGAAGGCGATAATCCATACGCGGATAGCGATAGAAGTTACCTTCCTTGAAACTTTCCGAAACCAACTTAAAAAGATTATTAAGCCCGGTTTGGTTTTGGGCCAAGAGAATCAAGTGGCTACGACGGCGTAGCAAGTCCTTCTTCTCGCCGCGAGTTTCCTCTTCAACGAAAGTCCCGATCTCCTCGTTACGCTTCTCCTTTAGAGCCTCAACCTCCTGCTTCCACTTTGAAATGGAGGGAAGGAAGTAGGCTTCGCAACCGAAGATCGGCTTAAAGTCCTTGCCGTCCTTCTGCATCTTCTTGGCGTGCTGGGCTTGATAGACTAGCCCGTTGGCGTTTCCGTGGTCCGTGAGTGCCAAAGCATCCTGACCGGTCTCCCAAGCATAATCCATGTGCTCACCGGGATAACCGAGGCCGTCGAAAATGCTCGCATTCGAGTGGGCATGCAGGCCCACGAACTTGACGTGTGATTTAATTCTCTTCTTGCTCATTCCAATACTTACCTTTTAAGCCTTCGCGACTTAGTTACACCTTCGCGACTTAGGATGCGGCTCACCTTGGTAATGCTCCACTTCTCTCCGGGAAACATCGTTTCCATTCTCTCCACGATTTCACGCAGCTTCCAACCAGAGTTGCGATAATCCACGACGGTTGAAGCCATAAACCACTTATCCCCCTTCGCCAGCTTCCCGTTTTCAACCTTGTAGCCAAACGGAGCACCTCCCACCCACTCTCCACGAGCCTGCTTTTGCGCCAAGGCCTGCTTTGTCAATTTCCTGATCGACGGTCCTGAACCTTTGCTATGTACCGCCCAATGGCAATCTTGACAGAGGGAGACTGTCCTTTTACCTCCTAAGCTTCGGGGCACCACATGATGATCATGCAAGTCATCGCGCGAACCGCACTCAAAGCACGATGTGCGCGCATTTGATTTATTCTTCTTCGTCATCGATTCCTATTGGGTTAAGTTCTCTATAGTATAGCATCTTTTTAGATGGCCGCGCAAGTAAATTCGCCTCTTCCGAGCCTAAAAAGTTGGTCAAGTTGTCCCAACTGTCTATTCGGTAATACCACGGCAATTCCACCTCTTTTGCTCCATCCATTATAACAGATTCATAGACCTTGTCAAGAGAAAATTTTCGGGCTGAATTTCTTTCTTCTAATGGGAGCTTGTCGTAATTTTCATTATAAACATACGTCTCCGGGTCAAACGTGCCGGTGCCACTTTTCATTGTTCTGAGGATTGTTTTGTATTCTTCCTCACGGAAAGAAAAACCAAGGTATTCTCCGTCCTTAAAAGTCTTTCCTTCATAGGACAAGCAAAATAAGTCCTTGCCTGAAATGTCCCTGCGATGGGGGCGCAGAATCTTGGGGTCATACACGCCATAAGGGTAAGAAACATAGTATTTCTTGGGGACGGCCCACTTGCTTATACGATGAGCAACCCACCACGCCATAAGGGCGCCTTGCATCACGCTCCACCCGTAACAATCTATCTTATCACGATACTTTGGGTGGATGGGGACATAGTAAATGGGGATCGACCTTTGGTTCTCAAAAGCGTTTCTATCAAATGCCCTATAGAGCCACACAGGATCCTGGACGTAGTCACCGATCCGATGTCGGATGAGGGGCTGCATGTCATCATTACAAACAATCCAAATTGTATCCGCTCCCGCAAAGGCACACTCCACCACAGACCTCTCAATGGCGAGATAGTTCTGCGCTATTGGTTGTAGGCAGTCGTGCCAAGGAAAACCAAAGTCCCCCTCAAAGCCAGCGACAGGAATGACGCCTACTAGATGGTCGTGTCCCTTACCCATACGGATTTATGATTATATCATCGTATTCATCAGGAATCAAGTCCTTTGTTTCAATAATCTCTCTTCGGTCGTATGCTAGTTTTATTGAAATACGGTAATGTTCGCCTGTTTCCTTATTTATGCCGTTCTTGCGACCCTGAATACCAGCCTCTTTCATCATGTCCAACACCTTGTACCGGACATAGATCTCTAACGCTTCGTTTTCTTTAATTCCCTCGGGACCAAAGTAGGAAATGGCCACTAAATTACGATCTTTTAGGTACTCTTCGTCATTAATAAAATGAACTTCTCTCACAAAGTCTTCATCTGAGGTAAGTTTCTTTATATCGTGTGGAGCGCAAGACGGTATGTCATACCAGTCTAACACCTTGTAGCCCAAAGTATCTTTTTGATAGGAAGCCTGTATTCCTTCAACGTTTTGGTCATCAAAGACATACAACTTGTCGTATTGTACCCGGAACACGCGAGAGTTCTGCGTCACAACTTTAACCAAATTATCTTCTTCAATACGAACGTTGGAAACCTTATCAGCGAACATACTGAGTCCTCGCAAGCTCAAGTCTGCTAGTAGTTTGTCTCGCAGGGCTGTGGAATTCTGGTGGCCTTCAACCAAATCAAACGGACGAGACTTCTCCAAATGGTTTAAAATAAGGGGATACTTGTTCTCGTAACTGTACCGTACAGCGTCCGTATTGCCCCCTATAACAACGCCTTCAAACTTATAAATGTGGTTATTCAATATACTTCTAGATGGCCTCTTTATTCGAACTAAAAACGACCTCCACCTCATCATTAATGTTTTGAGTAATAAATTCCTTCATTTCGTTTGAATTATCAAAATCAAGAATTTGCTGATCTAGGATTAAGCGGTATTCACCAACCTCTTCCAGGACATCAACCTTGTTGATGATCAGGTTTGTTACTCCATTGATGTTAGAGGCCTTTTGGAGGAGATTTAAATCCATCCAATTACATTGCCTTGGACGACCGGTAGTAGCACCGTATTCTTCGCCTGCGTCACGAATAGCATTGAAAATAGCGTCCTTAGGTTGGAACTTCTTGGCCCCGACGTAGGTTTCGTACATCTTCGCTACGCCATAGACGTTTCTTAAAGAACGTGGGGGTACTCCGTTAAGAAATGCTGAAGCAGTCGTGCAGTGAGATGAAGTAACAAAAGGATAATCACCCCAATCAACGTCCAGTCCAAATCCCTGGGCGCCCTCAAAAAGTATCCGCACGTCTTCGCCACTTTCATGAAGTTCTTCGTAAAGATCGACAATAAATTCTTGAAGTACTTCAACGTTTTCGGCTCTTACTCCCTTTCTTGCGTACTTATCGCGATAGGCGGGCCCATTTCCTCGTTTCGTTGTTCCGATAGCAGTGTCCCTTCCATCTTCACGGAGGTGGTCTCGTGTGATGACATGTGTATTGCGTGCAATACGTACAAATCGTCTAGCGGGTATTCCTGCTTCTTCGAGTTCCTTGATTTCAGCGAAAAACTGATCAGGATAAACAACGCACCCAGGCCCAATAATAGACTTGACGCCGTGCAAAACTCCGCAAGGTATGTGGTGAGTGACGAGCTTTTGTCCATTATGGTAAATAGTGTGGCCAGCGTTTTGACCACCATTGTACCTTATGACGTGTGTGTAGTCCCCGTTCTTACACAAATGGTTTGTTACTTTACCCTTTCCACAGTCTCCATACTGTAAATCCACCACCACATCTGCGATCATCATTTCTCCTTTGTTAATTTATTAGCTTGTGATATTCTTTAATTGACTTAATTTTATTTTCTATTCTTTTCGCCAATTTAAGGACTCTATTGGCGTACCTCTTGGAAGACTTCAATTTCTTACATCTGTATCCACCATTGTACCCGCACAAGCCCCTCTTATACCTTCCCTTACCATAATCATACACCCAAAACGCCAGCGTCTTTGCCCCCACCTCTATTGACTTCCTGGGGTCCTTCAACTGGTTACAGGTTACTTTCGGTCTTGTGTACTTGGGCAGTACCTGTGTTAGTCCACAAGCACCACTTCTACTGACTGCTTCTGGCTTCCACCTGCTCTCCTCATTTATCAGGGCCACCAAAACTCTCGACCTTACCTTGTTCTTCTGTGCCTGTTCCACAAGATAATCCATGTGTTCACACGCAACTGCCGAATTTGGAAGTTGGATGGAAATCACAGACATACATAATAGTTGTGCCAGAGTCATACGTGCCCTCGCAACTCTCTATACGCAGAGACGGTCGTTGGCCACAGTTCTGTGGCGATGTCCAGGCAGGCTTGCGCAACTCTTTGAATTTCCCACTGTGCGTGAGCGTCTAAACGTAGGTCAATGAATTTGAGAAGATTAGACAAGTTGGCTGTTCCGTAATATTCCGTGTAGAGATTCTGCGGAAGGACTCCACGGGCTTGTTCGCGACACACACCGGCAGCAAGCAACTCTTCATACACAGATACAGAAGTCGCGTGATGGGCTTTTACCTTCTCGCTAGCCAAAAGATAATAATACTCGGGCAGCTCGGGATTTATCAATTCTTCCTCATTTGAAGCCTGCCTGTTAGACTTGTGTTGTGTCCTAAAAGCCTCTGGCTCGTAGAATTGAAGGTTCTCATCAGTGTACCTGCGGGAAACCTCATTGTAGGACCAAGTTCGGTGCCTATGGTGCTGACTCCTGATGAACAACGGTACGACAAACTTGAATGTCGCCCCACAATGCTCCAGAGTGGATGTGTGGCGATTCTTAATAAGATACTTTATTAATTTCTTATCTTTTTCATCCAACTCTTCCTTATACTTGCCGAAACTTACACGGGCAGAGTTGACCACCATCTTGTCGTCACCATAATGCTGGATTAATTGAACCTTTCCAATGTCGTCACCGTAAAGATCAACTGAAATCTCCTTTGATTCGTCATTCATTTACAATGCCAACAACGTGGTTCTCAAGGATCAGGTGTACTTCTTCGTCCAAGATCCTGACCTTCTCTATCATTGGTGCATTGACCGCAATTAGCGTCTTTTTAACAAAATGCTTAGCACAGTCATCAGCGACGGCCACCACCCGGCAAAGCTTGTATTGCTCGCTTCGTGGATTATAATTCTCCGGAAGTAAAACGCTTGATTTACTCTTATCCTTCGGAAGTTGAATAAGCTCAACTTGAAGGTGTCGGTTAACAGGCTTGAAATTCACCATTTTCTCCAATAATGTGATTCAAAAACGATATGGTCTAATTGTAACGCCAAACGAGGTATTTGTTAATCACGCAATTGGCAATTATGCAATTTTATTCGTCCTCGCACTCATCGTCATCGGCGATATCGACGTCCTCGGGTACCTCTTCGCCACGAAGGCGCGCGCACTCTTCGAATGTCATGTTATTGTCGAAAATAAAGTGATAATCGTTGTCCCTGAGCAGGTTGTAAACCCTCTCGATGGGAATGAAGTAACCCATGTGCGTGATGGGGTCGCTGCTGAAGCCCATGGGTTGTACTGTGATCCTGGAAGGGATTCCAATGTATTCGTATTTCTTCCTCTCGTCCGAGTAACGATAGAGGGCTCCTCCGGAGTTTCCAAAAATAGTCTGGGCAGTCGACATCCAATAGCGGTAATGGCTGATCTCATCATCCATGTAACAAATGTGACCGCTTGTGGCGATTGGGGCGTGGCCTAAGGACGCACCGACAGCATAGCAGGGATCAAAAATGTGAATGTTTTCGATGTCGCTCTCTGGGAACAGATTTGCGACATAAGGAGCACGGGTCTCCTTGTCGCGGACACGCAGGAGGGCCCAGTCCTGGCCGCCTTCCACCTCTGAATAGGCGACGATGTCCGCCTCAATAGCAAAACTACCAATACAGTGTGAATAATTGTTGTATTTAAAATATTCCACGTATACTGTATCAAGGATCTCGGTATCCATCTTCTTTTTCTTTACTGGATTCCATCTTTTCTCAACCTTAATACACTTTGCGACTACGTGGTGGTTGGTAATGACATAGGTGTGAAACTCGTCTCCGTGCTTCTCTGAATAGACAACGGTACCCGAACCACCAGAGCCCTTTGCTCTAACGCGGACGGTAGGGTAGAACATCTCTTCGTGCTTTTTAATAATTTTTGGTGATACAGGCATAATCGTCTCCTAAGTTAGTGCGCTGGGCGCAGCCTTACATTAAATAGTCTCATCCACACTTAGCGTACCCACAAGAAGTACAAGTTATGCACCCATCTTGATAAAGAAGCGCTTCCGCGTTACACTCTGTACAGACCCGGTCGCTGGGCTCTTCCCCGTCTTCAATGTAGTTTTTCAGGATTCTCGCGATACAACGAGCGAAACTGAACATGTCAGAGTCCTTGTCCTTTTGAAGTTGCTCCACCATAAACTTTACTTTGGCGCCGTGACGAAGGCCAAGCGAAATCATTCGAGTAAACGCAGAATTGTTAGGATTATCAAAGACTTTGACTACATCCTTGATGTGGATAGTATCTCCATTATAGCCAAATGAAAGGTCATAACGGTTATTTTTCGTCTTGAAGCAATGCTTGGCCAACTTCCCCTTGTCGTACTTCTTGGGAATCTCAATCAAACTCGCTTCACCACCTAGAACCTCGTATGGCTTGCCGTCCAAAAGTCCGACCAAAACAACCCACTTTTCACCCTTAATTGTGGTGTGGTGGATGTCGCAGTCTAGTTCTTGGGGACGCTTTGGAGCGCAACTCTGGGGAAATTCCTCGGTCTGTTCCTCAGATGTCTCATTCGTCACCAGGACGCCAGTGCGCGACCCGTCAACGTAGACAGTGATGCCCTTCAAGCCCTTCTTCCATCCCTCCAAGTATAGCTCTCCTACCAAGGAGGGCAGAGTACCCTTAGGCAGATTAATCGTTGAAGAAATGGAGTGGTCAATGTGCTGCTGAATTGCGGCCTGGATCTCCACTCGCTTCGCCCAATCAATTTGGTCAGAGGTTGTGAAAAAGTTTGGAACTTTCTTCTTTCCCTGAGTATCCAAAAATTCTTGTACGTTGTGATGGAAGACTTCATACTCCATCCAGCGATCTCCAAGATCATCTACAAAATCAGCCTTAATGTGCTGCTCGTTATGCGACAACTTACGACGGCGAATGTAAGAGTTCCTAAATACAGGCTCAATACCGGTGCTCGTCTGTGAAAGAAGCGATACAGAACCAGTAGGAGCATTCGTTAGGATAGAAATGTTCCTTCTGCCGTGAGCGCGAATCTTCGCTTGTAGAACTTGTGGGAGATCCTTGATAAAAGAATTGTCCTTCTCAACCTCCCAGTCAAACACGGGAAATGCGCCTCGCTCTTGGGCCATCTTGACGCTCTCCTCGTAAGCGCTGACCTTCATAATACGATAAATGTCGTCAACAATAGCGATGGCGACGTCGCTGTCGTAAGAGAGGTCCAGGCGAGCAATCGCGTCGGCTAGTCCGTGGGTGCCTAAGCCCGTGCGTCGGCCATTCATACAGGCGTCAATCATCTTCGTCCAAAGCGCCTTTTCGTCGTCAGTATCACAAGTTTCCTTGATCCTAAGGAGCTTCTCGTTTTCCAACTCAACAAGGTCGTCAGAAAGCCTAGTCGCAACACGAATTACATCGCTGAACTTCTTCAGATCAAAGGAAGCCTTCTTGGTAAAGGGGTTCTTGACTAAGTTTTTTAAATTTACCGAAATTAAACGGCACGAGTCATAGGCAGAAAGAGCAATCTCAGCACAAGGATTCACACAGATAGTCTTAAATCCATCGTATTCGTTTGCGGGCAGACGGCTCGTAATGTTGTCCCACATCAGAAGACCCGGCTCAGCAGTTTGAGTAGCAGATTCTACAATTTGAGTCCATAACTCGGTTGCTTCAATTTCACGGGTGTGCGTGGGTTCATCAGAATCAATTGGGAACTGTAAAGTGAACGTTTCCTCGTTCTCAACAGCCCTCATAAAGTCGTCGCTTATCTTGACGGAAACATTCGCCCCTGTTACCTTCGTTAGATCGTGCTTCATCGTCACAAATTTATCAATGTCCGGATGGCGAACATCCATAGAAATCATAAGTGCGCCACGACGGCCATTTTGGCCAATCATACGACAAACGTATGAATAAAAGTCTGCGAAACTCCAAGCACCGGTGGTGGTGCGGGCAGCATTGTTTACAGGGGCATTTTCTGGCCGTAAGTTACTAATATCCAAGCCAACACCGCAGCGGCGCTTGAATAGATTAGCCAATTCCTTGCCACTGTCAATAATTGAAGAAACATTGTCAGCAGGAGAATCAACGACAACACAATTAGAGAGAGAGACATTGACATAATCGTTTCCTATTCCATACATAGGCGAGCCCTGAGGAACGATGCTCTCAAAGCCCTTCAAAAAGTTATAAATTTCATCTTCACCAAGAGGGTTGGAAAACTTATCTTCAACACGAGCAAATTCTCTGGCCAATCTACGATGCATGTCATCGGGGGTCAATTCCATAAAATTGCCCTCCTGATCTTTTAGGCAGTACTTGGTCATCCACACATTGGTGGCCAATTCATCACCGTCAAAGTATTTTAGAGTCGCGGCCCTAACTTCTTGTTCGTTGTGCATCTTGCTTTCCTTCTTCCTTCCATGACATGTACTTCTTTTTAATGTTACTCATCTGCTTTTCAGCAGCCTTAACATTAATTTCTTCCACTGTTTCGTTAGTAGGTTCAAAGACTTTTATTTTTACGTTGCTCGTATCCATAAAAATAGGATATATCATACCATCATACCCTTGTCTGTTTTTAGCAACAAACATTCTTCCGGTATTGGCGGTTTTATCTTCAATTGTTCTAGAAACGGTGCAGATGAAGTCGGCCACAAAGCACTTGTTGAACGCCTCGCTAATAGCCTCCATCGTAATGACTTCGGCGTTGAGTCCTGAGCGGTTTGTTTGTGAGGCAGTCCAGAAAAGGCACTTAAACTCTTGCGCAAGGCCGCGCAATTCTTCATACATTGATTCCAATTCGTGCCTCTTTTCCCTCTCTACACGCTTTGGACGCAAAAGATCGGCATAATCGACGATGACCATGTCAACGTCAATGCCTCGTGTCTTAAGCTTCTCCAGATGCGTCTTAATCGTATTCGTACTCGCCGTTTTCGACGGGTACTCTTTAATTATCAGTCTGCCACCGAAATTGGACACTTTTTCGTATACTTCTTCCTTGAAAACTGGAAGATCGTTGATTGGTACTCCAGTTAAGCAACTGTCATAACGCAGGCCGATGGACATGTCTTGTAGTTCCAGAGTATAGTGGACAACAGTCTTGCCCTCCTTGATCGCCTGGGCGCCTAAGTGGACCAGGACCATCGACTTCCCTGCGCCAGTTGGGGCGATCACAACGCCAAGCTCGCTGTTGCCTAGACCTCCATTGGTGATGTCGTCAATAAGCTTCCACCCTGTTGTGACTGGGTGTCGCATCTTTGGAACATAGCGGTCCTCAAAGTCAGCGATGTACTCATACCCAAAATTGTTATCGGATCCAAGCTTGATTGCGTTGTTGATGATTGTGCTGATTTCATCAAAAGACGAGTGATGGAGGAGGTCAACGGACTGAATCATCGCTTCCTTGAGCTTCTGCTTCTTACAGAAGTCAAGAGACACGTCCTTAATGTATTCTGCCTCCCTGATTTCCTTTGAGGAGAGGGCCCGGGCCAGGAAGTCGCGGGTTTGCTTACAAACGGCATCACTCTCATCCTCCATTTGGGAACGGAGGATTGTAGCCATAATTTCGTATGTTGGGTGCGTCTCGTACTTGTCTCTGTACTCAAAGATGCGACGCACAAACGCTTGAAGGTATTTTAATTCAAAAAAACTGGTAGAAAGGACCTCTTGCATTTGGTCACAAAAGGCTCTCTCCTGCAGGATAAGGTGGGCCAGTTTCTCCTGGAAAGACTTACCGAACTTTGAGAAATCTGCTTTTTCGTGTTTCATCAACCCTCTTTGTCAATACTAGTATTGTACAGGTCTGGACTGTTTTAGTTTAGATCTTTACTTAGAATAAAGTATCACAAGTTTAAAGATGTGTCAAGGACATAAAGGGTGGAGCCGGAGGGACTTGAACCCACGACATTCACGCTGCCAGCGTGACGCTCTCCCAACTGAGCTACGGCCCCTTTTCACCCTTAAATAGTCGGCCCCTTTTAAAGGTTCCTTAATTGTATGATTGCGGCAGAGAAGGAGGGATTCGAACCCTCGGTACGCTTTTGACGCACACACGATTTCCAGTCGTGCACCTTCGGCCTCTCGGTCACTTCTCTATAAGCCAGAATTCATGTTTTTCAAAAGTACGCCCGGTAGGAATCGAACCTACAACCGATGGGTTAAAAGCCCAGTGCTCTGCCTGGTTGAGCTACGAGCGCTTACTCCCCAACTATCTTGACGACATCGCCGTCTTCGTCTTACCTTCCCAGATACTATTCTTGACCTTAATGGTCACATGCCATCGTTTATGAACTTCTGAAGCGATCCTCTCCTTCAGCGGCACGGCCATTGTGTGCGTCAGCCTGGTGTTGAATGGGGGCTCTTGTTGAATAATGACCAGCTTCACTTCTGCGTCGAGCTCAAGGAACTTGTATTTTACACCCTCCTTTTCAAATAGTCTAGCACTTTCCTCTCCGCAAATAACCTCTGCTAGAGCTACCTTTTGTACAAAACTCTTGTGCTTCTCTCTTGCCTTAAGATCCGCTCGTGTCGCCATAAAAAGTGTTTCCTTCTCCATTAACTAGACCTCACCAAGTTCTTTGCGCACCAATTAAATTTTCAACTTCCAAGTTGGCCCACCGGGACTTGAACCCGGAACCGCCCGCTTATAAGACGGGTGCTCTAACCCTTGAGCTATGGGCCAGTATCGGAAAACGGGGCCGACAACTGTCTCGCTCCCGACCCCGTTTATGTTACTAATATATCAAAGTACCTTCTCTAAGTCAAGAGAAAAGTGCACTTTACATATTACTTTCCTTGACCTCGATACTTCTTCCTGTAGTGCTTGGACTGACCTTTGGGACCGGGGCGGCCCCACTTTGTGAACACACTGCAGCCCTGTCGGACCTTCTTCTTTTGTCCTCGATTCTTCATTGTTTTCCTTTTTTAGTCTGAATTCTTCTTTAGTTTTGTAAGAAAGGAGTTGAGTACTCCTCTGTGGTGCCAGTAATACTTCGGCGTCTTGTTTTCAACTTGTAACTTTTCTTCGCGAATGCGAATCTCCCTTACGAGAGCATCTTCTTCGTTGATGTCACCGTTGATAACTGGCTGGTTGGACTCTTCAACGATTTCGTAATCTTCGTCGAAGAAGGGGATGATGAACTTGCGGCCAGAGGAGTGCCTCTCCTGAGAGTAGAAGTCTTCACGGTCCTGGACGTCAGAACCAACAAGAGCAACGTCCCTTTCCTGGACCACCTTGTAACCTTCAATGTACTGAAAGCGCATTGATTCATCATCCCTCTTGATCCCCCAGATTACAGACTCTTGTCCGAAGTCCTTGCCAAGGTTCATAATCTCGGACTTTGTGATGTTGGGAACAAGAAAAGAGTTTTCAAGATTGCCGAACTTTCCCTTGATCCTGATGTAGCCCAGATTCCTCTCGCGCAGACGTTCTTGGAGAAGCTTGTTACGCTCTTGATTCTCTTGTGGATTCAGTTGGTTGCCGTCAGGGTTCTCTGCGGTGATGAATCCAACTGTATGGACGTTAGGGACGGAGCCCATGAGCATGTTGGCGATGCGAGGAAACCCCGACTCTGTAATCAAGGTCTTTCGCCAACTTTCCATAATTTCTCTCATTATCATTGTCCTATAAATAGTTGCTTATTCTTCTTTGCTCTCGTCTTCTTCCTTGGGCAAATAGTTGAGGTTTGCGACCACAAATACTATAATACCACCGATGATTGACAAAGTCAAGAACAGATTACGAATTGTCTCAAGCAACAATTTGGTATTCTTTATCTCCGCGATACTTGACAAACCAGTCGGGGACCTTACTCTTCGGGTATCGCATATTACTCTTGTTGGCATAATAACGACGGTATGACTCCACGATGTTGTCGCCTTTGAAATAATCAGGCATTGCCATCTTCAACGGAGTTGAAAAGTGACAATCAAAGTTGTCGCGGTCATACAAGGAGACGACCTGATCTAGCACGGCATCGCACTTATGTGTCTTACCGAATCTCTCGGTATACTCCTCTAGCATCGCGGCGCAGTGAACAACAAGCGCCCTAAAGTTTGCTGAAGATTCAGCGGCCCATAAACACGATGGGTGTTTAGGATTAAAAGATTTATAGGGTGCTTGGATCCCCTGCTCGTTCAAGACCGTGGAAAGGATCTGACAAGACTCCAAAATCATCTTGACGACGCGCAAGTTATCTAGCGACTGTGCAGACTTGACCCAATCAACGTCGCCATCGTTATTGCTTTCAATGGCGAAAATGTTCACAGGATCATCTTCTTTACTTGGTCGTAAGCGTCGATAAGAGCATCCATGTCCTTCTCGTTCTTGATCATCCGATAAGCCTTGACGGCGGCCCAAATCTCATCCTTGGTGAGGTACCCCTCCTCAATGTAAGACTTGCGCATGTCGCGCTTGTGCTCCTTGAAGGGCTCCATAGCGGCCTCGGTTTCCGCTAGGTCCTTCAAATAGTTCTTGACGTGCTCCTCCTTTGAAAGGACAACACCCTCTTCCTCATCATCCTGATAAGGCTCAATGTGCACTACGTTACTCATTTATTCTTCTCCTTTACTAATCCAATCGTCAATGGAAATCATCGACAGTGCGAAAGCCCCACCAACAAGGTACAGGCCCAAAACGAACTTTGCTGCTGCGGCAGCGTCATCAGTGGCGACCCAAAGACTCGTAAACGATACGAGTACCCACAACAGGTTCGCCACCACTCTTCTACTATTTTTTGTCTTAAACATACTAACCTCCTTAGTTATTTTCGTAAGCAGCCAGGAGTTCAAAAGACTCTCGTGACTGCTTTTCCTCATTAGCCCTAATCTTCTCTAACTCGCCCTGGTAAATTCTTTCTCTTAACTCTGTCGTTGACCAACCGTGGTCTCTACTGTTGAAGTATACCTTAATTGGTAGGTCGTGTCCAGTAAAATCTTTACCCTTATGGTCGGCGCCTATAATGCGAACTTCCGGATTGATGAACCGGAGGAGTTCGTACAATTCCTCCTCGGTGCTGTACTCAACAACCTCATCCACGTGCCTAACTGCTCGCAATTGGATGCGGCGCTCGTCTAGACTCTGAACAGGCTTGTTCTTGGCCGGCCTATCAATGGTCGGATCCGTTTGAAGTCCGACAATCAGATAGTCACAAACAGAGCGCGCCTCTTGAAGCATCAGGACGTGGCCTGCGTGAAGCAAGTCAAAGGCGCCGCAAGTAAATCCTTTATTCATCACTCCCCTCTCTCAATGAGATAAGCCTGTCTATGTAAAATCGTGCTTTTTTCAAGTCTTCAAGTGGTTTGTCTTTATGCTTGTGCCTTGTAACATACTTTACTACATTACCCTCATTAAAATCTAAATCCCAAGACTCGATGAAATCAATAACTTCAATCCCCTTGTTGTAGTGCTCTGGGTGGAACACCATCTCCCTTTTCTTCGGCACGGTGTCTTCACTCATCGCACACTCCTCGGTAGGAAAGGCGGGACTCGAACCCGCAAGCCCGAAGGGCGGGAGATTTTAAGTCTCCTGTGTATGCCGTTCCACCACTTTCCCGAACTGTGTGATTATAATACCTCATTTAGGACATCGTGTCAAGAGTTTTCTTCAACATACGGATCTCTTCTTCCAGTTCTGCGTAGGGCCTCTTACGCTTGCTGAAGCCTTCCCACAAAGATAGCACGATTGCGTTAAGAACCAGCAGACTATACACAGACATTGATACGGTCGCCGCTGTGTCGCTGATTGCCATACAAATAGCAGTCATCACAAAGGTGAGTTTTGCCAAGATAAAGCTTACAGCCGCTACCTGTATGCGCAGCGATCCCTCTAAAAAGGCTTGAAACATTTATTTAGCGGCGGCGCAAAAGAGCGGGAAGAGGGGCATCCAGCGGCAGTACTACGTTACATCCCGTCATGGTCTCGCCAGAGCCCACCATGTCAGTCTTTCCCACCTCTTCCTCACACTCTGAGGTATTGACGAGGCCGGCGGGGCCGTTCGCACAATAATCGTCCGGACTCCACTCAGATACGTCTGAAATTCCATTGCCATCCATGTCAAAGTCGCACTCGTCCCCTATTCCATCACGATCGGAGTCAATCTGGTGGAAATTATATACGGCAATACAGTTATCGACGTGGTCGCTGACCCCGTCGCGGTCACGGTCAGTAACACATTGCATGTTTCTGGTATAGTCGCGCCTATGCAGGAGCGGACACTCATCCGTGATATCTGGAACGCTATCGTTATCATCATCGGAATCGCAGGCGTCGCCCCAACCATCCCCGTCTGTGTCTATCTGGCTAGGATTACTAACATCGGAGCAATTATCGTCAGGATTATTTACCGAATCGTTATCCAAGTCCTCGTCACAATAATCACCCAATCCGTCAGCGTCTCTATCAAATTGATTTGGATTCCAACTGGTTCGACAAGTGTCGCAGGCATCTCCCCACCCATCTGAGTCTATGTCCATCTGATCTGGGTTCGAGGCCCATGGGCAGTTGTCCGAATCATCCTCCACTCCATCCTCGTCATAGTCATCAGCGTATTGATAAGTGTCGCCCTGGTCGGTATTGGCGATTAGAACGCTTCCTCCGCCTCCTCCACCCCCTCCGGATTCCTCAGGGGTCCCACACAGGCCACCGGCACACTCTCCCTCCTCGTCTGCGTGAGCGGTGCTCAGCATCAGTGCGCTAATCATAATCACATTCTTCAACATTCTTGACTCCTAGTTTAGTTTTGTTTGTCAGACAACTTCGAAACCCTGTGGTCCCTCAGTGAGGGTCTTGACTTCATTCTGGGCGCACAGCATCTTCCAATAAGCCGGGCTTGCGATCGTAACATCGTTTTTGAAATAAGCTTTTAACCACTTGTGTCTCGCAATGCCAGAACTAACACTAAGCGGCCTGGGGACGACAATGGTACCCAGTTTGGTTACGACAAACTCGCAAGACTTGTTTTTCTGCACCGCTCGGCCTCTCCAAAGTTTGTATTACTACTATACCTTAATTTTCTTGTTTAGTCAAGGTGTTTTTTTTGATCCTCACCCAAACAGCCCAAGTCAAGGGCACCATAATCCCGTGTAAGCACAAAAGCCAACTGATGGGGGTGGCAGTATGAAACCAGGGATTAACATTGTTCCCCAGCCAGTAAAAAAGAATTGGAAACCCTATGTCCTCAATAACTTCCCAGATCAAAAAGATAACCAGGAACGCTAAGCCGTGTTCCTTGAATGTCTTTTTTAAACGTTGTGGAGAAATGTGGTTCCACTTCTTCTTTAACCAGCGAAACATCTTTCAGTCCAAAAGCCTTATTCTCATCCTCTCGTAACCCAACTGGCCCAGATCAACAACAAAATCTAGATTTCCTTCGATGTTGGGCAAATAACATTTATCATCGTAATAAACAACTTTATCCGAGTTCGTTAATTGATAACAAATTTCTCTAGAGTGACGTTCTGTTTGTGTAGTTACCCACCTGTAAGAGTAGAGGGCGCCCACTTCAAATAACGAAAACAACACAACAAAAGCGAGAATACGCTTTTTAAATTTCTTATGTTGCTCAATTAAAAGCTGGTTTATTTCGGCAGTCCTATCTGCTTCCTTCCTATTAGGGCAAACTGGGCAACCAACTATCACTATTATTTTTTACCTCTGAAAATTAAACCCAAGTGGAAATAAAGCCTTTATTATAACTATTCCCAATCTCATAAGATAACTCGTATTCTCCAAGAACTTTGATTACAATTTCACGCATCTTTTCTGAAAAGCCAGTAACAATGTGAATCTCTGTTTCGTCACCCCAGTGTGACTCTATGAATCGTATGCTGGCGCTTCTAACGTCTTCGTGCCTCATAGAATGTAAATCTAGTTTAGGTATGTCTTGATACGCGTTTCTTTGGAATCGCTTACGCCTTGGCATTGAAGTCTGAAATATTCCTCTTAAAGTTCTGGAACAGATCGTTCAAAGAAATTTCCCCGATGCCGTCTTCAATCATCATCTTTCGCACTTGCGTCTTGTTCAGCATCGGCACAAAACTTCCAAGAACACTGTTAATGTTCTGCTTTTGTTGAATGGAGATTGATGGTGCGTAAAGCTGCATTAACTTGTAGTTCTCACGAATAAGACTTTCGCCTTCAATAATGTTCGTGTGCGCACCCACCTTCTTTTCAACGCCCTCACAATACTCAATCACCTCATCAATAGAATAGTCCTTCTCCTCAGCCAAAAACGAAAGACGCTTGGCTACGGTAGGGATTCCGACGCGGCCAACCCCGGGCAAGTTATCACTGGTGTCGCCGGCGATGGCGCGAGCCAAAGCAAAGTTGGTGGGGTGAATACCAAACTTCTCAACAACTCGCGTCTTGTTCAACATTTCCTTTTGGATAGGGCGATAAAGGACGGTTTCATCGTCCAGTAGTTGGATGAAATCCTTATCGGAACTGACGATGACCTTCTGCCAGCCCTTGTGCTCCGGATGGTTGACGACATAAGAAATGATGTCATCTGCCTCTACGTGATCCGAAACAAACTGAATCATCGGCATTTCATTGAGGTATTCAAACAGCCTCGTCTGTTGCCAGATCTTGTTGGCGATCTCCTCGTTCTCAGAGAGATTCCTGATGGTGCGATTGAGGCGGATGGGCTTGCGGCCTTCCTTGTAGCCCTTGTTGGTGCTCTTCCTCTTCTGAGAACCACCAGCACCGTCCCAGCAGACAACTATTTTGTCTGGCTTAATCTCCCTTACGAGACGGTTGGTAATCTTCAAAAAACCCTTCAAGCCACCAATAGGTTGTCCGTTTGAGGACAGGCTAGGGTCAACGATGTACGCCCTGATAAACTGATTCACAGCATCAAGAACGAGAAGTCTTTTCGCTTTCATGTTTCCTTATTATAATGTTTTTTATTTTTCTTGTATAGAGTTAACTAAGATTAGATCTTCTTCCTCAAGCCACCTGACCGCGGCGTTCTCAAAGAAGTAAACCACGCAAATGTAATGTCCACCCCACTGTTCAACATCGACTACAATGCCTAGGCCCTCGATAGGATCGTAAGGTACCTTCAGGAACTCCTCAGCTTTCACAAGGTCGCCGATGTTTAACAATCATCGTCCCTCTTCTTCCTTCGGTGTGACTTGGCTTTTTGTAAATGGTTGTCTATCTTGTTGATAAGTTTCTGCTTCCAGGGGGGTAGTTCTTCGTCACCAACGGAGGCGCGTAGCAACTCCAAAATAAGGCGCAGTTCCCTCTTTGATAGGAAGACTTTCCTTAAAAAAGCGGGAATCTTTCTGGACCCTATATCGTCGTCGCTCATTCATAGAACCTCTCTTCCCCTTAAATAGAGCAGGAATCACAGTTTAATCCTGGAAATCTTCTCTCCACCCTCAGTATATACCACCTTCTTCACTCCACAAAAGCGAAGAACCTCCTCACACATAGCGCACGGCTTGGACATCCTGAACTCTCCCATACGATTTGTTCTACAAACATACATCGTCGCTCCAGTAGTTATTGAGCGATCCAGACCAAGAATGGCTCCTAGTTCGGCGTGATGAGTGGCGTGGCCACAGTCCTTCACGTTGCGAAACCTGTTCCCAAATCTCTTGTGTTGGTCCTTGTTGAAGGCTGTATTAATAACGGAGCCGCCCTTCACTAGGACGGCTCCGTGCTTAAAGGTATCGTGGGCGCTTTGTTGAGATACGCGGCGGGCCAAGTTGAGATAATTTCTAATCTTGTTCGATATCTTCATACAACAAGAATACCAAGAAAAGACTAAAAAGTCAAGAAATTTCTAAGCAGTTGCCTCGGTTTCAGCCTGTTCCTCTTCAAGAGCATAGAAGTCATCAGCCTTTCCAGTCTTACTCTCAAACTTGAGGATGACTTCCTCATCCATCAATTGGAGCACACGCTTGCGGAACTTATCATCTTGAAGCTTCTCAAGCCAACCGGCCTTCTGAAACTTATCAACACTCCCATCCTCATAGTGAAGGCTAAACCAGGCACCAGCGTTTGTCAATTGCTCGGAGGATTTGATTGCTTCAAACCACGACTCCTCGTCGCGGATTGCTACTTCCTCGCCTCCCCAGACAATCTTGAAGGTACAGACTCGACCCTGCGTCCCGAAACGAGACTTCTCAATCTTGGCTTTAACCTCCGAACCGACACGGAACCCATTCTCATCAGTAATGAAACTGGCCTTTGCCTTTCGTCCTGTGAGCCAAATACGTAATGAATACGAGTAGTTAAGAGCCTTGCCGCCGGGGGTGAAATAAGGCGTGGTCATCGCCTCCGCAATGTTGGAGGTAATGTTTGTCTTCAACTGATTTAGAATCAAGAGCGTTGAAGAACTATTGGCGATTGGTTGCACCAACTTGGAGAGACCCTTGGATAAGATCCTCGGCTTCACGGCCATACTGGAAAGAGGGTTAAAGTCGCCCTCAATATCGGATTTGCTCGGAGTAAAGGCGAGGCTGTCCCAAATAAAGAGGAACTGATTACCAGTCCCAAGGAGTTCCTCAACGTATTCCAGTACGGACTCTACGCTCGTGGCTTGAACGTAAAGGACGCTATCAACGTCACAGCCTGCCTTCTCCAGGAAAGAAGAGTCTAGGGCCGACTCAGAATCAAAATAGACCACATCAATGCCCATCTTTTGAGCGTTGGCTGCGATCTGCGATGCCATGTAGGACTTACCCGTTGATTCCAAGCCGGCGATCTCTGCGATCTTCCCCATGGGAATGCCAGCAGACTTACCTCGGCAAATAATCGAATCAAGCCAACGCGAACCAGTGGGGATCCACTCCTTCACATCTGTTGGGTTGTCTTCGTTTAGGTTATAGGCGACACTGCCGCCTGCCTTCTTGTTAAGCAACTTTCGCATTTCTGCGATGCTGACCTTCCCTGCTTTTGTCATCCGTCAATCCTCAAAGTTCCAACGTTAGTCTTTACGTTCGTTGACCACCCGGTAAAGAGGTTATCGGGAGCCTCCATAATGTCCGCGACAGTGGCACGAATATTCGCCTCCAAAGTCAAGAACCCTCGCTTGTAGTCGTACTGTTCCACGGTCCGGTCAATGAAATCAAACTCGTAGATGTTATCACTAATAACCTCTGCGACGTACCCATCAAACCAGCCGTCACGATCATAGCCATCCAGTTCCCCACGATCACGCAGGTCTTCCAGGGCCTCGTTCCTGAAACCGGGTGTGGTAATTACACCAGCCACAGTATCAGCGAAATCAGTATTAGCCAAAACGTCATCGACATACCCATCCCGGGCGTGGATAACATCCCCACCAACAGAATAAGTTAGTGTAAGTGTCTTGTCGTCAGGCAAATTAGCCTCTCGTAGCTTGCTTTGTAAACTCACTTTATCTCCTTGTTTTGAAAGTTTAAAGGTTGAGACATCTATAACCCCATGCCTCCCTGCGGGGATTACCGATTACTGCCCCAACAACTCGTTGAAGGCATCGTCTACCGAAGTAGCACCACCAGAGGCCTG